GTTTTACCAAGATTTGGATTTGCTTTCAGCCACATTTGCGGATTGTTCACTTCAGTCACATCATCAAGTTTGTACCAAAAGATAGACACATGAGGATTGTAATAATCCCCTTTTAAGATAGAAGACAACTCCATTTTGATCGTGTCACCAACGCCATTTCTTACAGTTCCTTCAGAGGAAACAGCAATGATGAGAAAGCCATCAATCTTTGCACAACCCTGTTCCAATGCTGTAATTGGACTCTCTCTAATATCTCCTGAAAGCCACTCATCGACGGTTGCTATTTTGTCTCCTCGACCCTGAAGCTTATCAATTGACATTGGACAGAATTCGATTAAAGAATTGGTGATAAAGTTTTGGATGCCTTTCTTTGTTGCTGCTAGTTTCAACTTGTTTCTGGAAGAACCTGTTGTGTTGTTGATAGACCCTTCGGTTAGGAATGTAAACAATGGTCCACGTGATCTTGTAATCGCGGTTCTAATGTAAGCAATGGTCTCATTCCCTTGGCGTTCTGTTGGAGCTGTAATACATTGCTGTGTCGTAGTGGTATCAACAGTAAGACCATATGATTGAAAGCAAGCTTCATATCCAGTCTTAGATGCACCTCTTCCAACAATTAAATATTGGTGATCAACGAGGCGCTTCTTTACTTTTCTGTTTTCATATCCACCTCTCCCACCACCATAGTGGTTTGGGTTCCAAACAGTACGATCTGTAAAGTAATACCAACCTAAGATCTCTTCTCCCCAAAGCTTGTAGGAATCAAGCATAAAAAAGTCTGAGCCATCTCTTAGAGTTAGCTCAGATTCACAAAACTCAATCCAACCCTCAACAGGAGCAGGATCGTAATAGAACCTAGGATCTTTAATAAGAGCATCGATCCTATTCATCTCCATGGAAATCTCTTTACAAACTGGAATCTCTCCTCGTAGTACCTTGCTTCTAAACTCTCCGTAATATTTTGGAGTAGCTGTATTAGAGAGCATCGCTCTTGTCACTTCCTGCTAGACTTGAGCTATCGGTCCATCCCTCAACAAACATGTAAGAGATGAGAGAACCAAATGCCATAATAATGGATGCTACCTGAGAGATTGATCCATCAGATACATGAAAGGCCGTAAGGAGCGCAGTAACAAATGCAACTACTGCAATCCAAAATTTACGACTTGTAAGTTTCCTTACGATTTGATCTTTAGTCATTGAAACCTCCTGATTTGTATGATACATTTTGAGAATGCGGTGATATTATCTTTTACTCTTTTACAACTACATTCTGGAACTTCTTGTAAGCGTCCAGATACCACTCGTTCTTATCACCATTGTAGGTGAGTTCGTAGTACATGCCATCAAAGAGAGTGGAGCTAAGAAGATACTTCCAGTTCTGAAGAGTCTTACACTTCCACACAGTAAATACTGTAAAGTCTGGCTCTGGATCAGATTTATCAAGATGCTCCATGATGTAATTTCTTACAATTTCAACTGCTCTTTCATCAAAGTTAATCATTTCTTTCCTCCAAGTATTTTACTTATTTGGTTGACCACCTTGTTTCTTTCCCTTATCGGCATTGTAGTTAATCTTCTGAAGATCGGTTCCTGCAAATGCATTAGAATATCCAGCAATGGTGTTCCAAATATCAGCGCCCGTTCTAGCCCAACCATTGATTTGTTTTGCAGTATTCACTGCTTTGTTAATCTTATCCATAGCAGTTGGTTCTTTTAGCTTAGAATTCATACTTGCCATGAGATCTGCTTTGTAAAGAGCGGTTTCAAGCTCGTTTTTACTTGCAAGAGGTGCAACACTTTGGATACGTCTTAAATCGCCAGACTCAAGTGCTTCTTTCTTTTCTCTTTCTTTTGGAGACAAGTTCTTTGTAACATCATTACCATCAGGTTTCTTCTTCAATCTGTCCATGGCATCAATTCGATTCATGGCTTCTCGAAGTTCATTTTCTGACATTTCCTTGGCGTACTTCTTTACTTGAACTCTGCTTCCAGATTTAATGGCTGCTTGTCTCTTTGCTTCATGCTCTTCTGGAGTTTCAGGTCTTGATTCTTTCTTTGCAGAGCCAATTGTTTCACTCTTTGATGATGCTCTAGATCTTGAAACACTTGTTCCGCTTTTTTTAATGTTATCAATTGAACCTTTTCCAGAATCAGATCCAACTTTAATTCCAGCTTTTGAAGCCGCCTTTTTCTCATTTGCTGAGTGATCGCCTTTTCCAAGTGGATAGGGAGGACCGTTCAAGTGTCCCCATTTCATACCTAAGATCCCATGATGTGCGATCGAAAGTGTTTCATCATTGATCTCTACATCATTATGATCTAGGTACTCATCTAATTCTAAAGGAGTCATAATATATACCTTCTTTATTAGTTTGTTGCTTCTTTTGTAAATTGCTTTCCAAGAGAAACAGAATCGCCGTCGAGATCATTAATAGAAATCTCTCCAAATTGGTCATCGAGTGATTTCAGTATACTCCTACATGCCAATATTTTTAATCTTTTCATTAGCCCACATATCGTATTCTGCTTTTGCAGCTTTAGAAGCTTCTGAGTAAGCCTTAGATGGAATATTATGCACAATAACACCAGCTAACACACCAGTAATGGGACCTCCTAGTACAGTTCCAACAGCAGCTCCGATAGCAGTGTTTCTGTCATGAATGTATTTGTAGCCGCCTACTTCTTTTTCTGCTTTACTAAGACCTTTACCATAAATTTTTGCATTCACGTTTGCCTTATTTGCAAGATCTTTATACTTATTGGCTTTTGACGTATTTCCTTTTACTCTGGCATCTACTGCTTTACTAGCGTACTTTGATGCAAGTTGTCCCTGCTTCCAAGCTTCAGCAGATCTCCTAGCTCGGCTCTTATAAGACTCAACACGATTCGAGCCATCGTCCTGATAAATCCTTTTTCTTCCTGCTGCCGTTAATGTCCCGTCAGGATTCTGATATCTTCTAACTCCCCACTTTTGTCCTAAGACTCCATGGTGAGAAATATACTCATTTGTCATTAGAATCTCCTCCCTTACTTCTTATTCCATAATTTAAAGAACTCATCAGGATGAGGATCGTTTGTTGGCTGATATGCTCCAATGACACCAGTCTTTTTATTGACAGCATACATGGAATCTAGAGAGTTAAAGCTATTCTTGTTCTCCAAAAGAAAGATGTAATATCCATTGTAGTCAACATACTTTCTTGCTTCCTTTTGAGGGAATTGTTTGAGGAGTTTTTTATAGGCTTCTTGAAAAGTAATCATTTGTCGCCATAAACCTCCTTCTTCACTCTATCATGATTCCACCAATCCATATCTTTGAGTTGTGTGTACTTGTCTTCAATTGCTTGCCATCTATCCCTTTCCTCGTCAGTATCGGGGATATACATATTGAGGCTCTTGTTGTAGTGATTGACCATGTTCTCGATGTCTTTTACATCATAGTTGAATGTGACGTTTCTATTGGTCTTTGCCTCGTCCACATTGTCGTTTGGCTCGAGATAACTTGCTGCAGTCTTTGTAAGCGCCTTATCATCTGTCCGAAGAGCCACTACTTGATTGGGTGCCACATACTCTGCTTTGCTATAATCTGCCATCTTTTCCGTGGTATTATTTTGAGCATCATGGATGTAGATCTCTCCGTCTTTCTTTTCCCAAGCGACGTTATGACCGCCTCCACCTTCCCAATAAATATCAAGACATCCTCTCGCACCATCTTCGTATTTGTCATTGAGCATGTCAGCAGCTTCTTCCATGGTTTCTTTTCCATTACTTGCCTTCTGCTTTAGTGCAACATCAAGATCCCAACCACTGTTTACATTGATCGTACCGTCACTATTTTGATAAGATTCAACACCTTTATAGAAGCTTGAGATCTCTTCATCCGTTCCACCATTTGGATCGTACTGTGCTTCTACGTCGTATCCTCTACGTCTTGCTTCCCAAGTAAGTGAACAGTCATAACAATTGGTAGACCATCCAGGTTCCAGATCAATTCCGCCATCGGTCATTGACTTTTGAAAGTTCTTATTGACCTCTGCCATTGACTGTTCTTCTGTCTCTGGAGTTTTAATAAGGTCAAACTCACTCATAATTTCTCGCTCTGCTTTTGCTTCTGGGTTTTTAT